ATGGGTTTTGTTGATGAAACTATACTTTTTGAAGCATTTGCTATCTCCTTAAACTTATCTTTTGGTATCGAATTTTTGATATTTGGTAAACTATTTTTTAATTTATTTTTGATGCCATTAGTTACTTTAGTATTTGTATTTGCACCACTTTGTCCAGATGCAAGAAGGACTTCTTTACCTATATCTTTGAATGCTTGAACTTCAGGAAATCCGTATTTTTTCTTCAACCCTTCAACTATTTGTTTTGTATCATTAAGTCCTGTTTGCACTGCTCCAGAGTCAAGAAGTTGCTTTGCATCTTCTGTCATTTGATTTATAGCACCAGAGTCAACAAGTTGAGTTAGTTTTGCCTCTTCATCTTTTAATTTTTTATTTAAATCTTCTTCAATTTCTTTCGTAATAAATCTTGGAGATTTTTGACTACTTGATGATGAATCTCCTCCCTCATTTTTTACAATAAAATCTGCATTAGGTTTTATCTTACTTGTGTATCCTGTAAAAGGTTGAAATGGAGATGTGTACTCTTCTGTACCACCATAATAATCAGGTGTGCTTGCAAAAAGTCCTAGTATAACAGGTTGTTGTGCGTCATCCCCATCAAGAAAAAATCCCATTACGGTATCGCCTGGTGAAATTCTCAAAGACCTTGCACGATTCGCTTTACCTGAACCTCCTTGAGCAGAGAGTAATACTTGTGCCCAAGGTAAATCTTCATTACTTAATTCAGTTTCATTTGGTGGATGATATCCGTATATTCTTACTTTTACTCTGCTTCCCCAAGTATTTCCTATCTGATTAATTTGATCTCCTTGTGCATCTTCAGGTGCAACCTGACCGATCCACCAACGGAATCCATCTTTACCTAAAAAATTAGTTTTGAGTAAACTATTTTCTATCATTTTCTACCTGCAGTATCTCTAACTAATTTTAATTTTGTAAAAGAACCTTGAGTGTCAAAATAATGTGCCAGTTCTTTTATCATATATAGACCACTTGTATTTTTATCTTCATCTTTCCTTTGAGCTCTATCAATTCTAGGAAAAATACATCTTATAACAGAACCAGCAGTCAAATTTGTGTTGAGTGGCACTGTTATCTCAACCACTTGACTGAATAATTGATTATATCTCATCATACTCTGTGCTTGAATTTTTGCTGGATCAGCATTTCTTTTTATAGGATCATTCCATCCCTCATCACTTGCATCTTTTTCAATTGTTCCGATATCTAACATACCAACAAATATACGAGTTGGTAGATCTCCCAAATGTTCATCACTATCATCAGAAATATATGGTAAATAAACTGACTCGTCACCTAAATTATTAATACCATCTTTTCCAAGATAGTCAGTTGATTTAAAATGTCTAATATCAGGTTTAAATGATACAGGATTTATATAATACCTTTCACTACTGTAAGCACCTCTCTCTAATTTAGATAACATATCTTGACTTCTATCAATATTGTATTTCAAAATATTAAAATCTTTTTTAGGATCACTTGTGTTTATCACGTTAGGTTTGAATGTATAATCAGGTTTCATGGGTTCCTGACCTATTAATTTATCTATTGATTTGAAATTAAACCCATGTATAGTTTCAAAAAATAAAAATCCTGCAGAATTATCTTTTGATTCACATACGGATTTAGATGCTAACCAAGTTATAATTGAGAATGGTTTTTTCAAATTTCCAATAAATCCATATGGATTTATTGTTTCATCTATCTCATTTATTTTATCTGATTTTAAATAATTCTTTATAATATCCTCTACACTATCTGATATCTTTTGAGAGACAGGAAACTTTTTACCAACTCTTACTGTTTCATTAGTAATAGCTTCCCTTGATATTAAATTCAAGGTAAAAATTTCTTTTTGTGCCTCTACCATAACATCGCTCACTGATGACACAAAGAAATATTTTGTTGTATCTTGAGAAAAATCAAGATCTTGATTATTATTTGAATTAGATTTTATCTTAATTATAACTCTTTCACCGCCACGAAATGGTAAACCATTATAAACTCCAACCATATTTCCTTCATCATCTGATACACCTCCACCAGTATTAACAACAATTACTCTTGCAGTCAAAGTTGGAGACATAATGTTTTCAAAATAGGTAAAGGCAACAACACCCTGTGAGATATCTACAGTTCTCCTCTTTTTAGGATCGTTATGGTTAGATTCGACCAAAAATATTTCGTATTGTGATTTATCTACAGCTGCCATTTTATGAGTTTAGTATGAGTGAGTGTGCTTTAACAATGAAATTATCGTTTGAGTTAGATTCGGGTATATTCAAGGTATTTGATAGGTTAGGCATAGAGTTCACTTTAACAATTTGTGATTTACCTTCAGTTATTATAACTGTTGGTGCGTTCTGATTTTTATCCGTTTTTAAGTCAGGTCTTTTGTTTTTTCTTATTGTAAGATAATTGGATGGATCTATCTCTTTTTCTTGTGATGCAATGACACTTTCATAAAATTCAATTTTTTTCTGCACTCCCTCAAGTTTTTCCATATCACCAGTTTCTTCATATTCTTCCCTTCTTGCTAGTGCATCATCTAATTTTTCTTGATAATTTGAATCTTCTTTTTTTACATTATCTATTTTACCAACACCACCACTAACACCACCACCTGTACCACCAGGATTTAAAAAATTCATTGCTGACTTAACATTTTGTGTATCCTTTTTTGTTGCAGCAGTTTTTCCTTCTTTAAAATCTTTTTCACTTTTTAACACTCTTTCTGCTGAAGATGTTGCATCCTTTACTCCTACTATTAATTCCTCCTCATCTACACCCTCATTATTAATTTGTTCCTGATTTTGTTCCCCTTCATCACCACCCTCTTCATCTAATGATTTAATAAAGTTGTCTAAATCTTCCTCACTTACATCCTCTCCTCCTTCTCCTCCTTCAAGTGCTCCCATCTCTTGAAAAGCTGATTCCATCTCAGATTCTATCTCTTCTCCATAATCTAATATTCCATCTTTTATATCATCACCTTCCATGCCTAATTTTTCAGGTCTACCAAAATCTCTCGCTGCTGCAACAAAATCCTGCTGTAATCTTCCTAAACCTCCAACTAATTTTTGAATTGTTTCATCTACTTCACTTTTAATTGAATCTAAATCAAATTTAGGTAGACTCTCAAATGCTGTTCTTATACCTTCACCTATTCCAGTGAAAAAATCTTTAAGTCCATCTATAAATCCAGTGAGTAAACCTATGAATTTTTGAATTCTACTTATTAATGCTTGAATCGCTTTTAATATTTTGGGTAACGTATTTACGAACCAACCAATTAATATAATTCCGAAGAAATCTAAAATTCTACCTAAAAATCCTCTTGTACTCCTTTGAATAATATTTCCCTCCTTCTTTGTTATGCCAGTAATAGATGTTGATTCTAATTCATCTTCTCTATCTTTTCTTCTTACATTCTCTCTTCTTTTTCTAAAATAATCATTCTCTTTTCTTATCAAGGTAGACTTAAATAAATTATTTTGTCTTGTTTTTTCTACAATTTGATTTGCAACAGCATTTGATTCAGCGAGTCCCTTTGAAAAATTAGAAACAGAATCCCTTATAGAATTGATGCTGATTGACGATCTTAATAGTGAATCTCTTCTTTTTCTTTGCTCTGACATTATACTGGTACCACGTTAAAATATCTCTCTGCTTGTGCAGGAAAATTATTTTTATAATCTGAAGACGGTATTGTTGGAACAGTAGCAGCACTCACATCTGAAGAAGGTGTTGCACCTATTTGATTATTCATCTTTTGACTTGAAGATGTAAGATCAATTATATTTGCAACATTAGTATCAAATGATAGAGATGAAATTTTAGCATTTTTCATCAAACCATCTGCATCTAATGGTCTTATCTCTTCAAGACCGTGCAATTTAACAAAGGCTCCACTAGCTGGTGCCTTTATAATACCACCAAATCTAAAACCTTCGTCTTTATTGAATGATGTACCTCTCTTCTTATTTCTCTCTTCATTCATTTTTTTGGATGATTCTAAAACAGGTTCCTTTCTTTTTGCACCCGTGATAAAATTCATAAGACCTCCAGTAAAGTCTTTAATTTTTTCAGTTAATTTTCCAGGATTGAATCCTATTATTTTTTCAGTTGTATCTGGGAATGTTATACCTAATGCTGCTAATAAACCACCAACAAAACCACCAACTGATGCTCCAGCAGCAGCACCTGCTGCGTTTCCAATTCCTGGAAATATACTACCAATTAAAAACCCGATTCCACCACCAATTTTCGCTCCTGCAAATGTACCAGCTTTAATTGCTCCAAGATAGATACCAATATCTGTTGCCACTCTTGTAGCAGCTTCTGCAAATGCTTGAAAATTATTATTTCCTCTTGCCTTTGACTCATTAAAATCATTTAAACCATCTAAAACATATCCAAATACTGCAAGAGCATTTAAAAATCCAAAACCAGGTACTTTACCTTTTGGTAATTTACCACCTTTAGGTTTAAATCCAAATCTCGCTTTAATTTTATCAAAAAATCCAGCAAATATACCAGCACCTCCAGCGATACCAATATTTCTTAACATGCTTCCACCCGCTCGAACTCCTTTACCTCCTCCACTTTTTAGAAATCTAAAAGCACCAGAAACACCTAACCTTATAAAATTCAGGAATTTTGTTATATTACCAAGAATAAAAGCACTTAAAAACTGAAATGGTTTTACTAAAATATTAGTAAATGTTAATTGGAAAGCAAGAATACCAATAGCTTTTACAGCTCCAAGTAATTTGCCAAGTCCACCTGAAAATAAAAGAACTATACCACCAAGAGCTAACAAATCCGTAAGAAATTTTGTTTTAAATCTATTCAACCCATCAAGATTACCTTCAGATTTTAATCTGAAAAAAGTGAGTATTTGATCTGTTAACCATCCACCAGCAACAATAAGGAAGAAATCTGTTAACCTTCCTAATAATCCTTTTGCAAAATTTGCAACCCTACGAACAGGTGTAAGTAAAGCAAACTGTATTTTTTTCTCTAACGAACTTTCTTTTCCTTCTCTTAACCCCTGTTCAGCTAATTGTGCTTCTCTTTGTTCTTTTGCTCGCTGTCTATTTCTTTCTAACTCATCACTTAATGTTAAATTTTCTTTAATTGCATTCAATGATGTATTAATATTACTTACTCTCTCATTAATCCCTGAAAGTTGTGATGACACATTAGTAAGTGTCAATGAATTTTGATTTAGTAAACTTGTTTGTTGAGGATCACTCACTTGTTGGGGCAACGCACGACCAGAGAAGACACTAGAAGATACACTTCTCCTAATACCTCTTATACTCCCTGCTAACGGTGATGCTAAAGTTTGTTGTTCCTCATCCATTACGTTCTTGTTGTGCTTTTAGATTTTCCTCTTCAACATATTGTTGTAGGAGTGTGACATAAATTTCTCTCTCCCAAGGAATCATATTTTCAAGTTCAGTTAAGCTATATTTATGGTGCTGCATCAAAGCAAAATTTAATTTGTAGTATGATGCAAGATCCTCATGGGACATACTTATCCGAAAAAATTCTGTAGCCCCTCTATTTTAATTTCACTTTCAACTTCTGTATTTGGATTAGTTACCTTGACAGTATGAGATAATTTAGGCATTGTTTCAAAGAACCTTTCAACTTTCTTGAATTGTCCTGAATTTAAAGATTCAACAAATGTTGTTAACTCTTTCTTTGTACATTCTTCTGATGCCCAAGATTCCTCTTCAGAATAAACTTGGTCTATACAAGATGCTATTAAGTCAAAAGTATCATCAACTTTCATATCATCTACATTATCAAAGTTTGTTTTAATAAACTCATTAAGTGATGGATATTTCATTCTCAAAGTATAAACATCATCTAAAACTATATCTTTAGTGTGTTCTTCATCTATATGAACTTTAATAGTATCAACATTAATTGACATAGGCACTTGTGTTTTATTATCGTCTGGACAAGTTACCATCACTTCAATATCCTCACCTACAGACTTTCCACGAATATTTAAAAACAAATATTCAATGTCAAAAGTTGCAAGTTTTTCAACTTTGATTCCCTTTGACAAAATACAATGAGAAATTACATCTTTAACTGCTCTTGCAATTTGTTTTGTATCTTGAGATTCCATTGCTAGAATAAGAATCTTTTCTTCCTTGACTAAAAAAGGTCTGTATTTTATTTTTCTATTTGACGAAGGCAACACTAACTCATATGTTGGTGTTGAAATGGTTGGTAAAGGCATAATGATTACTACACTTCAGTAAAATTATTTATAGGGGTTTTTAAAACCTATCTTATATAAGGTGGTGCAAAGGGAACTTGAGTTGGAGGTAATTGATCTAACCTTGCTGATGTTTGGGTTCCTGTAGGACTAAATTGATAATAAGTGTTACGATTCAATAAAGCAACTCCATCCATAACTTCATTAAGAGTGTTTGCACTATTATACTGTATTGTACCATTATTTGTTCTACCTAATCGATTATTTAAATCAATTCCTAATGCTCTTGCAAGTGATGATGTCTCACCACAAATATATCTGTCAAAACTAAAACTAGCGGTTGCTTTCAAAACTTGTGAACCCTGATAAGATACTCTTGTTGAATTAAGTGCTATCGGAAATAGTCCGACAAATCTATATTCTAAAAATTGAAAATGATCCTTTTCAAACTTTACAATTCTTGTATCATTAGATTTATACTGATCAGGATATGCCATTTTAAAATGATATGCATCTCTTATTGGATCTGCTGATGATTGTCCTGAAATATATTCCATCCAATGCTCAAGAAATTTCATTGTCTTATATTCTAAATCAACATAAAACTCTAAATTTATTTGTGTAAAATTTCTTGTATGAGCAAATCTTTCAACTAAACCTTGATAATCACCTGCTGTGTTAAGCGATGCCATTGCACTGCCAGGTAAAACTGCATCACTACAAAGTAATCCTACATTATCTGATATGAATCGATCATTAATACCTTTTTGCCTCATAAATGTCCTGAGAGGACTAGCAGGTAATACAAATTTTACTAGAAAATGAGATGACTGGGCTACTCTTTGTAGCTTCGGCATTATATCTGATATTCTTCTTGGTCTTGGTGCTGGCACTCTAAATACTTCTATAGTATAGTTATTTAGATGGCTTATAGGGGAAAATACTATCCATCCTTTCCTAGAAAGTACAAAGGTGATCCAACAAATATTATATACAGATCACTTTGGGAAAGAAAGTTTATGGTGTATTGTGATAAAAATGCAAAGATATTAGAGTGGGGAAGTGAAGAGATAGCATTACCATATATTTCTCCACACGATAGTCGTGTTCATCGTTACTTCCCAGACTTTTATATTAAAGTTCAAGAAAATACAGGTAAAATTAAAAGATACCTAATCGAAGTCAAACCATTGAAACAAACAACAAAACCAAAGAAACCGAAAAGACAAACAAAGGGGTACATTCGTGAGGCATTTGAATATGCAAGAAATCAAGCAAAGTGGAAAGCAGCAAGAGAATATTGTGCTGATCGTATGTGGGAATTTAAAGTAATTACAGAAAAAGAGTTAGACATATG